CGGCCGTCGAGCTTGGCGATCAGTTCCTCGGAACCATCATGCGAAGCCTGGTAGCCACCGACGCCGGTGTTCACGATGTCACGGGCACGAGCGGACACCTCAGCGGCACGCTTCTCCGGGGTAGCGGAGCGGAGCTCGTCAAGATCGAACGGGTTCGTACGAACGTTGACGTTCGGAGCGGAGATGGTGCGCTCGTTCACGACCACCTCAGCGGCCGGGACCGGGGTACGGAACTCAGCAAGACGGGCCTCACGGACCTCGGTCTCAGTGAGCTCGCTGCGGGCCTCGTCAAGTTCGGCGAGAGCGGTAGGAATACGGTCGTTCTGCTCGGGGGTGATGTCCTCGACGGCTGCGAGATCACGCAGTTCGGTCTCGAGGGCCTCGACTCGTCCCCGGAGCGTGGCAATGGGATCAGCCATTGGGGTTCTCCTTGGTGAGATGGGGGAGAATCAGCGCTTGGCGCTGGTTCCGGTTTGGGAGCCGATGGCCTTCGTCAGGCGTTTCGGTGGTTTCGGGCTGGCCCTCGTCGGGCGTTGCCTCGGTGTGGTCCGCGAGTGCTTCGCGGACCGTGTCGCTGCCGAACGCCTCAAGGGCGGAACGGACAGCTACGGACGTTTCGGCGTAAGCCGGGAACACAACGGGCCCGAGCTCGTAAAGCCGGACCTCGGAGATCGTGCGGAGCGGGATGTCACCGGAGCGGTCCCAGGTCTCGCCTTCGACAGCGAACCGGAACGACATGCCGTCAACGGCACCAGCGGCGATCGCGTCACGGACCGGCTGCACTAGCCAGTTGTCAGTGAGTTGCGCTTCGACGTAGAGACCGCGGGCGTCTTCTTCCATCGAGGTGATCGCCCCGAGAGGCATCGACCCGATGAGCGGATGCTGGCCGTGGTCGAACTGCAACACGACGCGGTCTTGGTTGTTGATCGCCTTAGCGAACGCTCCACGGGAGAGCTGCTCCATGAACGTTTGGCCGCGCTCGTGGATTTCGGTGGGGGTGTCGAACACGGCGGCGTAACCGGCGAGCGTGTTCCCATCAGAAGCGCCGCGGACCTCGAAGGAGACGGCGCGTTGAATGATGTCGCCCATACGGGGACCTCGTTTCGTTGCGTGCCGTGTCGGGGGACGGCTATGCGGGGGGAAGAGCCGGCGTTGCCGGCGCAGTCGGGGTGGTTGACCCCGGGGGTTGCAACTGCACGGAGAACAGACCGGAGTGCTTGAGCTTCGTTAGGTCAGCGGTCTGCACCGCTAGGACTGCTGAGTCGGCGGTGAACCCGGCGTCCAGGTACGAACGCAGCGTGTTTGCGTTGGCTTGTGCGATGTCGGCTTCGTCTTTGCGGTCGTCTTGGAGGAACTCGATCCGTTTCGGATCGAACGACAACTCGGACACACCAGGGACGGTGAGGATTGCTTGGAGGCTGGCGCACAGATCGTTAGCCGACGGGGTGAACCACATGTCAGAGAACAGGCGTCGGGCCTGGCTGTAGTTGCCCGTGTTGAGCGATGAACCCTGCATGCCCTCTGAGATTTGGAGGATGACTGCGGGGATGTCAGCTCGGGAGGCGATGCGGGTCTCCGTCAGGCCTTGAACGGCTTTCAGGTCCAACGACGCGAGGTCGGCGCCGACGACTTTGACGTCAGCGCCGCCGCCCATCACAAGGTTCTTGTACGAGTTCGCGGCGCCGGCGTGACCCTGGTCGATCATCTCCGCGTATTCACGGACCTGCGCCAGGGTGACGGACGGGTCCAGGGAGAACACGAGGTTAGGTGTGGCGGCGTGTTCGAAATAGGCGTGGACCTGTTTCGTTGCGGCGGTGTCGGTGACCCATTCGGCCAGGATCGACTGGACCCATGCTCCGCCCCGCCACCACGCTGTCGGGTCCGGCTCCGGGCGCCAGTGAGCGACCGTGTCGGTTTGGAGGACTTCGGGGTCGCCGTACTGCGGGGACCCGCCCGGCTGGTACACGTAGGCGACCACTTCGGCGTCACGTTGAAAAGCGGGGTCGTTGGGGTTGACGTTCGAGCCGAGGACGATCGTCACCCATGACGGGTTAAGCAGGCGGACTGTGTTCCCGTCGCGGTGGAAGTAGGCGTTACCCGCATAGGAGACGTGGTACTCGGCGACCCGGAGGAACTCGGGGCGTGTCTGCCACCGGTTCGGCTTCTCGAGCAGACCGAGCTCGGCGTTACCGAACAGCTTGCCGTTATCGGCAGCAAGCAGGCTTCGCCACTGGAACCGCAGTTCAGAGAGCAACCTCGCACGTTTCACAACGGCGGACGAAATCACCGGGTGCTTGTCGTGAAGCTGGGCCACGATCGGCTCTAGTGATGGGTCAGGAAGGCTGACCTTGCTGTCCTGGTAGGTGTAGTTGGGAGTGAGTTCGGCGTAACCATCCGCCAAGATGGTCGGGAACGACGGAACTCCGCGGGCTTCGGTCTTCACGCCGAGAAGGCGGTCAATGGCTTTCACTCATCGACCTCCAACCGGAACAGAAGCAAAATCCCGAGAGCCGCTAAAACGGCCCCGGGTACAACAAACCCGAGCCACGGCCACGGGGACAACACCAGGCCGGCACAGAGCAACACGAGACCCAATAAGGCGACGCTGAGAGCACGGTTCACACGAAGAACACGGCGGGTTCGTGGACAGGTTCAGCCGGGATGTTCCACGACCACATACCGATCACCATCGCGATACACCCGTCGATCTTGAGTCCCGCTGTCTTCGCGGCTTTCGATTTCGACAACGTCCAGCCCCGTTCAGCTATCCGACGCTCAGCGGACACGATGTGAATAGCAAGCTCCGGGTCTCCGTCGTGTGCGACGTTCCCAGCGAGGATCTGCTCGTAAGCGAACCCGCACGCCGGGACCATCCGGTCCGCGGACTGCGGGAACTCCACCATCGGTATCCCTTCGTCCTCGAGCATCCTCGCGGGGACATCAAAAAACCGGGGATCGTAGAGCGCTTCACGAAACTTGTACTTGAACGACAGGTCACGGATGTGAGCCATGACGTCGGTGATTTCGATACCGCCACCGGTTTTCGGTGGTTCCCACATGCGGGCCCGGACCACATACCTGCCGGTGTCCGGGTTGAGCCACACGACTACGACGGCGGTGTCATCGTTGTAAAGAGCGACATCTATCCCGATGGACACTTCGGCGCCGTCAGGGATCGTTTCGTCGGAAAGGCACTTGTCCCACGCTCCGGCGGGGAGCCATGACTCGGCATCGAACTTGTCGGGGATGTTGAAGTAGAAGCGGCGCCGCTCACCGGGGGGAATGGATTCGTCGCCGACTTCTTCGGCCAGGCGTTCCATGTCCAACCACACGGCCTCGGGGTCGTACGCCTTCGCCAACGACCGCCGCACAAGGTCACGGTCCGAGAGGTCTTCGACCATCGGACCACGAACAGCGTCATACAGGAGACCGGCGACTTTCTTACGGGCCGCCGCCGCTTCGGTTTCGGCGACGGACTCCTCACCGATCCGATACGTGTTCGTCACAGCGACGGACAGGCCGCCGGTCTTCGCGAGGTTGCGGTCCAACGTGCGAGACAATCGGTCACCGCCACGGTTCGGAACCCAACCGTGAGTCTCTTCCTTAACTGCGAACGTGATCGGCTGACCCTCACGAGTCCCACCCACCGACGTCACTGGTTCGATCTTGCCTTCACGGCCCTTGAGATACACCCGGGTGAGACCGAAGTCGATACCGAACTCGTCGATCGCTTTCGACTCACCCAAAGCGGCACGGAGCTGCATGTAACAGTTATCGGTCTGATCCTCAGCGACCGCGGCTATTTGAATCCACGGGGTCGGATGCTGCCGGCCCACAGGTTCACCGTCAGCGTCCCACCCGTCGAACACAACCGGCCCGACAAGATGAGCGAACGCCATCGCCCCCGCCAACGGGGACTTGCCGTCACCCTTCGGTCCTTCCTTCACCGCCCGGCGGTAGAAAAAACGCCCAGTCACCGGGTCGATACGGTGCATCCGAACCAGGAACTCGAGCTGCCGGTCAGTCAACCGGAACGGCTGCCCGTAATGCAGGCCGCTCGGAGCGACCATGTACTCCTCGATCAGATCCGCGAGCGCCCAACCCAGAGAAGGGAACTCGCCCTTGTACTCAGGTTCACGCCAAGGCATCAGGCGCCCTTGTCAACCACCTTGAGACGACGCACGTCAGCCGGCTTCGCATCGACCGCCTCTTCATCATCCGGGGGAAGAAGCCGCAACGAGTACCGACCCTTCGGAGTCAACCCCAAAGAATCAGCGAGCGCTTGAAACTTCGGCGCCGCGTTCATGTCCTGCTGAGCTCGCTCCCACAACTTGAGCGCAAGCTCGAGCTGAGGGACGTCTTCGTCGGACCACCAGAACGCCCACCACGCCGAAAACCACAGCTTCCACGTCCGCTTGCCAGCAGCCGTGGTGCCATCCGGCGCCGGGGGGACCTTGTCGGACTGCCAACCACCGTCGGGGGTCTTATTCCAACCCGTGACCGGCTTGTTAGTGCGGCGTCGTTCAGAATCGCGTTTCGGTGCAGGACCAGGCATCGGTTCACCTCGGTTCAACACGATGGGTCACCGGCCGTAGCCGATCCCGTAGACATGATTTCTTGGG